CATTCTGGACTGCGTTTCTTGAGGTTACGGGTGGTGGGTTGATTACGTTCATGGCTGGATCAGCAGTTGAGGCGTTTGGTCTGTCTAACGGCTGGTGTTTTGCGATTGGTGGCGCGATTGCAGTATTCGGCATCGATCAAGTTAAAGCCTTCGCCGCCAGATTCGCGGAAAAGAAAGCTAGCGAATAGGCTACAATGAGCCTCTAAATGGAGGCTTTTTAATGGCTAATAGACCAATCGTTCACACAGGGGATAAGACCTCTACAGTCGGGCGCTCAAGAATGTTTGAGACGCCTGATGATTTGATGGCCGCGTGCCAAGAGTACCTAGACTGGAACAGCGCCAACCCTCTTATGGAGGAAAAGCCGTTCTGCTTCCAGGGCCAGATCATCATGGCTGAGATTGCCAAGCCGCGAGCGCCTTCAATCGTTGCCCTCTGCACCCATCTTGGCATTCATCGTCACACCTGGCAGAACTACCGCATCAGTGAAGAGTTCGACCTTGTTTGCGAAGAGGTTGAGGCTCGTATGCGCACGTACAAATTCGAGCGCGCAGTTGCCGGCCTGATGAATTCGACGCTCATTGCCCGCGATCTTGGCCTTGTTGACAAGCAAGAGGTCAAGCACTCAAGCGACGGCACAATACTGCCTAATCGAATCGAGCTAGTAGCAGGCAAGGAATGAGTACGGCGCAAATCCGTCTGCCTCCTAAGATGCTGGATGTGTTCAAGCATCCTCGCGGATCTGTTCGCTATCGTGGCGCACGCGGTGGAAGGGGGTCTGGCAAGTCCTTTTCGTTCGCCAAGATGGCTGCTATATGGGGCGTGATCGAGCCTCTGCGCATCCTCTGCACTCGTGAACTCCAGGCATCGATCAAAGAGTCATTCCACGCCGAGCTAAAGAACGCCATCGCATCAGAGCCATGGCTTGAGGCCGCGTATGACGTTGGCGTTGACTACCTGCGCGGCAAGAACGGGACCGAGTTTCTATTCAAAGGCCTGCGCCACAACATCGGGTCTATCAAGTCTCTCGCACAGATAGATCTGTGCATCGTGGAAGAGGCAGAGGACGTCCCCGAGGCTTCGTGGCAAGCCCTGGAGCCAACTATCCGAGCGCCAGGCTCAGAGATATGGGTCGTATGGAACCCGCGCCTTGACGGAAGCCCTGTAGACCATCGATTCGTAAAGAACACGCCTCCGCGATCATGCATCGTGGAAATGAACTATTCCGACAATCCGTGGTTTCCTCTTGAGCTTGAAGAGCAACGACTGCATGCGCTCAAGACGATGGATAGCGCGACCTATGCGCACATTTGGGAAGGCGATTACCTAAGCCGTACTGATGCGCAGGTGTTCGCCGGCAAATCACGCATTGCAGACTTTGAGCCAGGTCCTGACTGGGATGGCCCATATAACGGCCTAGACTTCGGTTTTGCGCAAGACCCTACAGCAGCAGTCAAGTGCTGGATCTACGACGATAGGCTTTACATCGAGTACGAGGCTGGGCGCATCGGCTTGGAGCTTGACGACACAGCGGCATATGTCAATGAGCGCGTGCCCGGATTCGCTGAGCATGCCGTGCGTGCCGACTGTGCACGCCCCGAGTCCATCAGCTACCTAAAGCGCCACGGGATGCCGCGCATTGAAGGCGTAACGAAGGGTAAGGGTAGCGTAGAAGATGGCGTAGAGCACATCAAGAGCTATCAGGAAGTGGTCATCCACACTCGCTGCGTCAAGGTGCAGGAAGAGTTCAGGAAGTACGGGTACAAGGTTGACCGTCTATCCGGCGACATCCTCCCCGTCATCGTTGACGACTGGAACCACTACATAGACGCCATCCGTTACGCGCTTGAGCCTGTGATGAAGCTGAAGAACTCGGGAGGGGTTTTTCTCCCGAAAAGATTAAGAAAATGATATGATTTGCATGCGGCTAGGAGGCATCCGAAAAGCGATTCGTCATCGCCTGCCGCAAACCACTTCGACGACCACTAGACGGGTGTGTATCTTTGAAGAACTGCAAAAAATGCGGCTGCGAAAAGCCTCTTGAAGAATTCCCAAAAGCGAACATGAACAAAGACGGGCGCATGAATAAGTGCAAGTCTTGCGTAGCTTCTGCAAGAAGGGATAAATACGCTCAGAACCCAGAAAAATATCGCCAGCAATCAAAGGCGTGGGCACTGGCCAATCCAGGCAAAACCGCAGAGGCAAGGCGCAAATATTATTACGAAAATCCAGAAAGAACTTTGGCTCTAAGAGCTGCTTCGGCTATCAGGAACAAAGACGCAATGCTAGCTAGAGGGCGAGCTTGGTACGCAGAAAACGCAGAGTACAAGCGTGCCAAGGCGAGGGAGTGGTACTCAAATAACAGGGAGACCGCCCTTGCTGCCGCGAAAATCAGAGTCAAGGCAAGCTACCATGCTAATCCTGAGCTTTATTCGGCAAGAGCAAAGATCTATCGAAAGAAGAATCCTGACGGGATAGCGGCTCAGAAAAGGAGATACAAGGCATCTAAGATCGGCGCCGATGGATCGCATACGGGAAAAGATGTCCAGGCAATATTCGATAGCCAGCGTGGGCTGTGCGCCAATTGCAAGAAAAAGCTTTTCAAGTCTGGAGCAAAGAAATTTCATGTCGATCACGTCGTGCCGCTATCCAAGGGCGGCAGCAATTGGCCTAGCAACCTCCAGTGCCTTTGTCCGTTCTGCAATATGAGCAAGGGCGCCAAGGATCCTCTCGATTGGGCCAAGGAGAACGGGCGCCTCCTGTGAGCCGGTAACAGCTCTCCGGAAAACAGTTGCCATGAGCCGATAACGCTGATACATTCGGCTCATCTCAACGGAGGGCGTCAAATGGCTGTGGAAAAGTACATAAAGGATGGGAAGGTAGCAGTTTTATATTCGCCAGGGTTCGGCGCAGGATGGGTAAGCTGGAACACAGAGCATTCTGAATACCTGGCATTCGATAAGGATCTTGTTAAGGCCGTTATTGATGGCGACCTGTCTCTTGCCGCAGAACTTGCCGAGTCGAGGTGCGACATCTACACTGGCGGTGCGCGAGACCTTAAGATCGAATGGTTGAATCCTGGAGACATGTTCGAGATTGAAGAGTATGACGGAAACGAATCGGTCCACGTCATCGGCAATCGTGAATACTTAGTTGCATAGGAGGCGGTAAAGATGGCGACGGTTAAAGAACGAAAGCTGATCAGAGAAATAACTGATTTGGCGCTTGATGTGAATCTGATGCACGGCGAGTACACGATTGCTACCAGCTACATCGGGCACATCCATGCATTTGAGGTGCGAGTGCTTGACAAGGATCTGAACGTGCAAGGCGACCCATATCAGTGGGCGCATCTCTCTGGCGGTGAGACTGAGCTATGGGACGATAAGCAGGCTATCGAATCACTTCAAGCTCAACTTCACATCGTTAAAACATACCACCCACAATTCGACGCGGACGGGGTTAAGTTATGAGTAAGGTTGATTGGAGTTTGGCGCCTGAAGGGGTGACGCATTACGGGGTTGTATCTAGCGGTAGAATCTGCTGGTATTCAGTAAAATCAGATTGCCGGTATGACTACGCCTATCAAAACGAAGGCTATCATGCAGAAAAATGGACACCGAGCGGTGGCGCTCCCGGCCATCAGCCGCTTATTGCGCGCCCACAACCTAAGCAATGGTCAGGCCCTCAAGATGGGTTGCCGCCAGTTGGTCTGCGTGTAGACTACATGGGCGATCACTGCACTGTGGTTGCGCATGTAAATGAGCGATGGCAGAAAGGCGCGATCTTGCAGGGCGACGAAGACTGGTTTTACGGAACCGAGATCACGATTGACCCAATCAAAACCCCAGAACAACTAGCCGCCGAACAACGCGAAACAGCAATCCGCGAGATCATGGATATTGCCGATGTGGATTGCCGGATTACTGCGGCTAGACTGGTTGATGCTGGGTTTAAGCGGGAGGATAAAGATTATGACGGGCTTGTTAGCTTGCTTAAATCTCTAAGGAATACGTACGGGCACAACGCATCGTTTCCATTAAATAGATATGACGAGCTAATTGTAAACCTGTAATTCGCAAGGACTTGACAAACACAAAAACACCATTTCACATCTGTCCACGATCCATAAACCGTGGACATTTGCGTTTTGGTGTTTTCTCATTTGTCAAGTTTGCGCTTGGCTCGCTCGATGATTCCTTTGCTTAGTGGTTCGCCTTTTGAGTCGGTCAAGATCTCGACAGTGGCGCATCGACAATTTATTGAATTCGGCGTTATTGCCCACCAGTCGCGCTCTTCCTGAATCGTGTACAGGTGCGCATGTCTGGCGCGGTGCGATGGCCTAGTAGTCGGGCTAAGCGCGCTGATGTGCATGAGCTTCGTGTTGATACCTAGATCTGTCTGCGCTGCTTGCGCCTCGTCCATGCGCGCCTGCCTAAACGAATTCGTAACCTCAGTCCGCGCAATCCGCTCAGCCCGCGAACGGTTAACGCCTGTACGATCCTGAATGTCTTTGGCGATCACTCGTGGATTCTGGCCGGCGATCATTCCTCGCGTCAACGTCTGCGCAAGATCCGATTTCATCTGCTGACTGAATCCCTGCATCAGCTCGAATTCGCGAGCGGCTAGAAGGCTGATGCGCTTTCGATATGGCGGGCTGAACAGGATTGCGTCTAGGGTTGGCTTGGTTAGCGCGTAGGCTTCTGACTGCACAGTGAGATTCGCGGCAGTAGTAGCTGTTCCCTGCTGATAAGCTGGCTCAACATAGGCCCGCATAAACCACAGGTCTTGCTCGCCACCCTCCAAAAGGATAAGGTTGCAGATCCGCTCAATCTCGGAGTTGATGCCAGCCAGGATTGCTTGGTCTAGAGCGAATTGATACGTCGACGCGTTGATCTCCAACGCATTCAACGTCACAACCGTGTAATTCTGATCGCCAATGATGCGTAGAACTTCTTTGCCGATTGCACTTACTCGGCGGTCGAAGTCTTTAATAGCTCGCCGCTCTCGGGTGTCTTGGCCGGTTGGGTCTGTACTTGAGCGGGGGAGAATCGGGCTACCTGATGCCATGTAAACCTCTAATTAGAAAAGGCCCCATAGGGCCTTGATTATTGCACGGCTGCCGGATCTTCTGGCGGGGCAATGTCGGGAAGTGGTGGCAGCTCTACATCGTTGTCATAACCGCCAACCTCGCGCATCTCTTCAGCCGTAAACACTGGTTGACCAGACGCAAGCATCTTGCTGTTCACGTCGGCCATCTTGACGACAATGCTGATCTTCTCGTCCTTGCTCGCCTCGGTCAGATCGTCCCAGCATACCGAGTATTCCAGAGTAAGCAGCACACCCAGGCGCATAAGATGATCAACAAACGTCTCGATATCAGAAGACAACAGGCTAACCCGGCGACCCTGGCAGCGCTTGTTGAATGTCTTCTGATCCTCAGTAGACGCACGCTCACCAGTCTGATTACCGACGATGATCTTGGACGGGATGCGGATAGAGGCGCAGAAGGATTGCAGGGATACGTCGAAGGCCGGGATTGGATCGGGGACGTTAGCCACCAGAGGCGTTACAGTCGCGCCCTTGGTGATTACCGTCTGATCCTGCCCACGGTTCATGCCGCGAGTTACTTCGTCGAATATCTCTTGCAACTCGCCCTCTTTGACGCCATGAGCGCGTGCGATGGCGGAAAGGTCAACCTCTTTATCGAAGTTGATCGCCAGTTGACGGCTCGCGTTCTTCAGGAAGGATTCGCCCGAACCACCAAGCACTTTCTCCATGTTGACGCAGTCGTTGAAGCCGGCTTGCAGGAATGGGATGCCGTTGCGGATATCGCCAATTACTACGACACGATCAGGGTGAACAGTGATGATTCGACCTGGCTCGCCATCTTTGTTCGTGTTGAGCGCGTTCTCGGTGTAGATAAACGTCTCTGGCTTGCCGAAGTTCACGTCTTTAGGGTCATCGTACCAAGCTGACACCCAAATTTGCGCTTCCCATGCAGGGATTAGGTTAATCAGCTGCTTCTCTGATGCCGTGCCGACCGGCTGATCCCAGTCTTTAGAGTCCTTGAACTGAAGCAGGATGCACGAATAACGCCCAACCAACCGGCGCATATCAGCATCGCGGAACTTCTCCCACAGCTTCAGGCGCTTGGCTAGCTTCTTGAACTGCTTCTCCCAAGCAGTCGGAGCCTCGGCGCGATCTTCCTCGTCGCCCTCGATAACCTCTGGATCAGTCGACCAGCAGTTTTCGTTCAGCGTCATTACCGCGCCGTGAGCAATGCCGCCGCGCTCGAATAGGCGATAGTAGTCGTTGAAGCAGAGAGCATCCTTATATCCGTAGCTGCACCAGGCATCGGGGCGCTTATTGTCAATCCCACCCATCAGCAGAGACTGGCGGCTCATCACAGCCTGACGCTCGCTCAATGCCGAGTTCAGCGCCAAATCTAGTGCAGGCGTGCGTTTCACAGTCATAAAATAGGGCCTCGTAAATTATCCCTATTT